GGGCATACAACTCGTTACCGAATTTTTCGGTATCATTTGGCGAAGCTGTAAAAGGAATCCAGCCGTATACCGGATGCTCGATTTCCATGTCGATGGTGCCGTGATAGTTATATTTCAGATTTCTTGTTTGCATGATTTGTCCTTATGAGATGCGCTGGAATACAGCATCAGGGCCAGCTGTATATACTCCACAGGAATGATTTGATATATTTCTCCATGTACCTGACAATGCTGAAATATACGCAGATGTATATGTAGAACCAAGTGGTCCATTGATAATCACCTGATATAAATCCGACCCTGCAACCGTAGAACCTGAAACAACTGTACCTGCCGTAACTTTTACACAGTTCAATATAATACCGATACCCATTGCGCCAATATCGTTATTCACAAACCCCGCCTCACAAAAGGCTGTAGTTGCTAATCGCGTGTTATTAGACCCGACTGCTTCAGTACTAGATGTTGTGCCAACTTGGAAAGCGGGAGTCGAACTTCCCGTCCCATAGGAAAAATTATCATACATCTGCGTCATCTTGGCGCTGGTAAGCACCGAGCCGTAGGCAAAACTTAGATTAGTCCATGCCATTATTCGGACTCCTTGTCAATGAACGTCATCACCTTGCCGGTGCATACCGGGCAGATATTCGGATTCGGCTCACCATTAAGTTCCACACCTTGAAAGCATGACCAGCCGATCCATCCGGCATTAGGTTCTGTTTCCGTTTCTGTCTTGCCGCATATCGCGCAGTTGATCGTTTTGATAATCATGTCAATACCTCCGAGCCGTCCAATGATGTCACGTCCAAAATAAACCCGCCAAAATATTGCGTTTGGTCTATGCCAAACCGCTTGCTTCCAGAATCAAGGTCTAGTTCTTCTTCCATGATTCTGAAAGTGTCGCTGACTTCGAGCAACGGGTCAACAAATGTAATGGCATCCCCGATAGTAGATATGACGGCATGAAGCGGCGCATTCACCTGATATTTGTTTCTGATCTCTCGATATGATCCGGTCTGTCGCTGGGCTAGATTTATTGCCGATACGGAATCGGTAAGCCATATCGTTTGTTCTGCAAACAATTTTTCGCGCAATCCATAATTTGCGACGCTCGTTGAACTTATATCATAAACTGTAATCGCAAATGAATCCGAAGTTATGTTGAAATTCGCGCTCACCCATGCCTTGTTTATCAGTTCCCTGTCATCCATCGTTGCGCTGACATCCATCGTTGTATTATTATTCAGCGTATAAATTGCCGAATCCGTCAACAGGAAGCGTGAGAATTTCAGCTTGTCATTCTCGACATAGATCGCTGATTGCGTGAGTGTTGATAATTGCTTGAGCAATTCCAGCGGTTGTTGTCCAGTGAACTTCCCGGCACAACGCACATTGTCAGCCGAAAATACTGAAGTCCATGAGCCGAAACTGGCATAATCAATATCGGGGTTACTGGTGCTTGCGACCGCAGATAATCCGCCATGAGATGTGCATAGATACCATGCCATGTCGTGAATCAAATATGATGAGCCGGTGTAAAGTGTCGGCGTAGTGGTATCACCGATCTTTCTATCTGCCAATTTGCGGAATTTGTCGATCAGCGTTATGGCACATCCGCCGGTTTGGAAACGCAGCGCATCCATTGTCCCGGCGAATGGCGTGATGAATTCTTCGCTTCCTACCGCATAGACAAAGCCAAGTTTCAATGTTGCCGTAGTTTGCATCAGGGTCGGATCGACCGACAGGAAATTGAAAGTCTTGCCCTCGTTGCTTAGGTCGATAGTCACCGTTTGCGGGCTGAGGCCGTCCCATTGTTTCTTGATGGTGGGCCATTTGTTCACATAATCGGTATAGTCGCTTGAACCGATATAGAACCGTTTGCGCCACGCCGCATTTGTTAGGGAGGCATTGTAGGCAAAGGCTGATGTGACGGAATACATCAGTAGCCCTCTAGTTCAATGACACCTTTGTAGGCATCATTATAGGGTTGGATGAATTGATCGATAGGCTTTGACGGGTTCACCAGATAACCGCTGATGACTGCCGCGCTGTTGGCATCGTAAAGAATCAGCGGCGTATTCGCACTCCACCAGGAATTGACCGTACACATATCGGCAGAAGTCAGATGTTCCGCGCCGAACTTCACCCTGTCGAATGATCCCCAAGTATATTTGTAGAGCTTGCCACCCCGAGTTCTATGGTTATTCTCGACTTTGCGCCCGTCCATTTTGAAGTCATACTCAGGGTTCAGGCTTACAACTGAGGATCCATCGGTAAGTCCATAAGCGGCCATATTTACCTCGCGGCGGTTGAATAGGCGGGTTTTATGCCCAACTTGTACATCTCATTGAGCGCATCGACTACCGGCTGGCCCAATGCATTGCGTAATTGCATCTTATCCATGCCCCTGAACGCATCCACATTCGTTGCATTTTCCAGTACATGAATGGTCAAGTTTTGGATTGCCAGTCCGCCGCCATTCCCATTGTCAAGAAAGTTGGTCAAGTCCTGATTCTGGTTCGGGGATAGAACACGCTCGCCCCGATCAAGCAGATAGGTTGTTTCACGTGGAACATAACCCATCCCGCCATGAGCAGCCCCGCCTAAAGCAGCGCCGGCAGCCATCGAAGTTGCCGCCCCGCTCGCCGCAACTGCCGCATTCGCTGCCGCCACACCGGGAGCCATCGCCCAGCCATACATCGGGATCGCCGCTGCCGATGCGAACGAATTGACATAGACCTCGGACAAACCAGCACCGAGCTTCTGGGCTGCGCTGGCAGTAGTGGCAGTCTTGTCCATCAACCACATGATAAGGCGTTGAGCCTGCATCTGGATATAAGTTGATATGATGGTCTTTAGAACCGATTTGGCGACATTCTCCAGCCCTTTGGCAAGGCTAGCACCATCAACAACAGTCTGTGCCATTGCATCCCCTATGCCACGCGCCACAGAGCCAACCGACACACCATAGACCTCGGCGGCTGCACGGGCTGCTTCCCAGCGGTTGTTTTCTTCCGCCAGCGCAGCCTCGAACCGCCCGCCTTCCATCAATAATTCCCTGGCATTGTATATGTCCATCAGCTTTTGCCGATGTATTTCCATCGGACTGTCAAGGGAATGATAGATGTCGATGCCCTTTTGCATGGATTCATTATAGGCATCGGACTGCACCTTGGCGATGCGTACCATTTCTTCGGAATGCTTTTTGGCATCCTCTTCGGCCTGCTTGCGGGCTACCTTATCCTCTTCGGTCGTATCTTTCAGTGATTGCGAAGCATTGCGGAGCGCGGCCATTTCCTTGGCCTTTGCCGCTGCGACACTTTGCGCGCTCTCATCCCAAACCTTATTGACATCGGACATCATTCCCTTGATATTCTCAACCATATCCGTACCGGATGCCGTCAAAGCCTCGAACGCTTCGGTGAAGTTTCCCTGTGCAAGCTGCACCAATCCTGCCACAACACCGCCCAGATATTCGCCCAATGTCTTGAATACGCCGATCACCACGATACCGGCTGACATCATCAGGCGTAAACCAGCAGCCATCGCATCGCCAGCCTTCTTGATACTGTCGCCGGAAGTTGCCAGTTCGATGAATTGTCCGGTCATCTGTTCGATTACGGGAGATAGTTGAGTCATTGCGCGATTTACCGAACCGCGCAGAACTGCACCCATCGTTTCCAGATTATCATTGACTTGATCGGCTGACTTGGCGAATTCATCTGAAATGACTACGCCGAGCTTTTCGGCATCATCCATTAACTGACGGATAGCCACAGAGTTACCATTCAGCAAGGGAATCATGTCCACGCCTGCGCGTCCAAATATCTTCATGGCAAACGCGGTCTTTTCGGCGTTATCCTTGGCCCCTGCAAACGCATCCGAGACATCCAGCAGGACATCTTCGACTGGACGCAGTTCCCCCTGTGCATCCCGCGCAGCCACGCCTAGCATGTTCAGGGCTTTGCCTGCATCAGATGTGTTGCCTTCTGACATTGCTTTGCCCAGGAATTTCAGGCCTGATGCGAGTGATCCGGTTTCGACATTCGACATCTTCGCAGCCCAGGCGAGTTTGGAAAATGCCTCGGTTGCCATATTAGCCTTCATCGCGGCAGTACCCATAGCCTCGGCGTTATCCAGCGATGCGCGGGCAGCAGCGATTCCGGTATAGAGAGCAGCAGCGATACCCAGAGAAGCAAAGGCCTGTTCGGTCTTGCTCATGGTCAGATGCAATTTGTTCATATTGGCGCTGAACGCATCCACCGCCCTGATGCTGAACTCGATCACATTGCTCATCGCTTCGCTCCGTTCTTGAGGCTTATTTCATCTTCGAGTATTTCCCAAACTTCAATGACTAGCGCCAATTGTCCCAGATAACTCCCGCCATCCGGCCATTCCAGCCTTGTGCCTGATTTGTGGGTATGTATATACATCCTCACCCATTCGGCAGCTTCTACACCGGCAACTTCCACCGCCTCCGACCGTCTAACCCCTCTCAGGATTCTGGCGAAGGCGGAGCGGAGTTTTTTTTCTGTGCCTTGGCCGTACTGACTTCGATCAGTTGACTGAATATTTCACCGAACAAAGGGGCAAGGTAGAACTCACCAGTCGCGGCATGGAATTCCTCAAGTGTCACAGGCCGGCCATCGGTTATCATGCCTTCGATACTCACAACATACTTCGGCATGATATTCGCCGCCGCTTTGCAAACCTCCAGTGAACTATCGAAACGCATCACACCCTTGTCTCGGTCGAAATACTTGGATAATTCCTGCATGTCTGCCATCAGCAAACGCTTGACCGATATTTTGATCGTATCCCCATCGAACTCGATTGGTTGCAATTCTACCGGCCTGGTTGTCCAGTTTCCCACGGTTAGAACCCTGCCTTTCCGCAAGCCAGCGTATAAGCGATGCTGGTAGATGATCCGGTATTGTAGGATGCGCGGGCCTTGAAACTGACCTCAAGCTCTGATGGCCCACCAATCGGGATCGGATATTCGGTATATTTCATGCTCGGCACGTCGATAGTCAGATATTCGGGATAACCGGATTGCACCGTTGCCGTTCCTTGCAAGTTCAACAGGAAACGCTTTTCGGTTTGGCTGATGAAATCATCATAGTCAGTTTGATTGTCGAATAACAGCGTACCGCTGATATTGATTTGCGCATAATCGGTGCGCTTGATCCGGGTCGGATATTTGTTTGTTGTCGGCAAGGTATGTTTTGCTTGCAAGTTATTTTCATGCGTGATGGTCAGAGACTTGATATTTCTCATCTCCACGCCTGCAATCGAAGCTGAACTCACCGACCAGTCGATAGGATTGGTAGCCGAATAGGTAGCTGAAACCGCCGCGATGCGGGCAAATGTACCGCCCACCATTGCCAGTTTCGCAGTAAGCAATTCACCGTTCGAGATGGACAATTCCAGACTGGCCGCATTCATGTCTGAGAATTGCTGGGCGCTGCCTGTATCCCCGAAATACTTGAGATAGGTAAATGGCCGTTCCGCGCTGGTAGTGCTATGATCGGCAGAACGCGGCTTGAATGTGTGCGTATACAATGCAGCACTGGTGACTGTGGATGGAGAAGCGTTGATTGCCGCCAGCATCACGCCAAGCTGATTCGCCCGCGCTTCGATGACAAGATCACCGCCAATGGTATTCAATCCCTCCTGAGTGCCGGGATCAGTGAATGCACCGCTGCGCAATCCCTTGCGCTGAATCTGCGCCTTTTGCAAACTTACCGATTCACTGACCGGCTCCATCCAGTGCAGCGACGCGACAGATGCCGTGCCATAGCTGTTCTGGAAGCTAATCCCAATCCTTGAGTCTTGACCGTACATGATTTGCCTCCTATATTAAGATCGAGCCTCTAAACTGACCTTGATGACCGCCTGAGGCATGAAGAGGTCGCCAGTTCCTTCTGAATCGAAAAGCACATAACTGTATTCCCTGCGAATTCTGGTGATGCGTATTCCTGTTCCTGCGCCGGATAGCGGCAAGTCATCGTTGATGACATCCAATACCGCCGCAATCAATTCCTCAAGTTCATCGGATGCCGCCGTGCCGCTATCGGCAAGGGATGAAGCCTGGATAACGATTTGCAATCCGGCATGGTTCATCCATGACTTTGCGACTGCTGTGCGCGGCTCAGAATCCACCGCATCAGGATAAATACCAATCCACGGGCATCTGCCAGGATCGGCATTGATGGTCGTGCTGCGCTCAGTCGTACATCCGAGTATATCCAGTGCTGAATTTTCATTCAGTAAGTCATACATGGCAACCGTCAATGTACTCATGTCGATCATGTCAACCCCGATTTCCTGAATTGTACCACTACAAAATTTTGCAATATCTCGAATATGTCAGTCTGTACCTCGGCATTTTTCGGCAACATCCGGCGTTGCGGTAAATTATCGCTGCCTTCTTCGTGCGGCTTTGAATAGGGCAAGTCTGAGCCTATACCGGCGATGCCCTTGCGTACAAAGGGAAGGAATGACATCCGTAATCTGCCGGTATCCTGCAGCAAGGCCGCGCTGGTATTGATATACCGCTTGGCATCCATCGCATAGGAATTTGACTTTGCCTTTACTACCAATCTTCCGCCGTATTTGTAAGCAGGCCATCCGCCGATCTGTTCACCTTTGCCCTGAAAGTTCTTTTGCACCCAACGGTCAAGGAATACCGATACCTGGCGCATAGCTGGTGCTTCATTACGCAACCCTTCACGCGCAATCGAAAGGCGGCGTTTCATATCCTCGGCTAATGCCTTGTTCAGTTCGATACTGACCGGCATCAGATTTGCCCCCTCGCATCTGCTTCGTCATTCAACTGCAGCGAATTCACCTGAGCAAAAGCGATGTCGCTCATGCCGAACACGGGCGTATAGTTCATTGTGCTTGAATATACGGTATCGCCCACCATGCTCACGGCAATCGCACCGCCGCTGTCGATCATCACCGCTTCGCCGGATAACAGCGCAGCGATGCGCTTATCCAGCGATTCCTTGAGTGCCTTCGCCTTCTCAATCTGGCGCGTCATCATGTTCTGCACATAGACTGTATCAATGCATAGGTCGCGCGCCGTGAAATTGTTACTGGAAAATGGCACGCCATAATTAGATGCAAGCCGGCTGTGAATATCCGCCTCGGCAAGCTGGATCAATTTGTCCTGCACTTCCGGACTGGTGGCATTCTTCAGCTTGTCCAGTTCATCATAGCGGGCGGTTACATCAGCCCAAGAGATAACTACTCCAGTCATAGATACCTCCGATCAAGATCACCGATTTTGTCGATAGCCAGCGCATTCATCAATTCGAGTGCATCTTCCTTGCTTGTAAAATATCCCTCGATGGCCGGATGCCCGTTGATCTTGGATTTTCCGGTGATGCTAGCATCAAGGTTAAAACTGAAATCTACACCATCGCCCTTTGCCATCGCCAGTTGCGAATAGTAAGGCAACGAATCAAGAATGATGCGATAATTCTTTGAAGCCAGCAGATCCCTCCATAGCGCCAGACCTTCTTCGACACGCGCATTAAATATTGCTTTATCGC